CGATACACTCTGCATGGCAAGGGCTGTACACGGAGTGGAAGCAGGGGGTTCGCTCAAGGTCTTGGCGGAACGGTATCGACTCGGTGAAAAAGGAGTCGAGGTTCTCAATGCGCTCGGAAAGCGGAGACTGGATTTCACGGAAGAAGAACTCTCGCGGTACGGACAATACTGCATAAACGATGTAGAACTAACGTATAGCCTATTCAATATCCTTGCCCAGAAGTTTCCGAAGCAGGAATTAAAAGTTATAGACGCAACGCTTAGGATGTTTACAGAACCCGTGTTGGAACTGGACATCCCGATGCTTGAGCAACACCTTAAGGATGTGAAAGATAAGAAAGAAAGTCTGTTGGCTATGGCGGCTGCTGACAGAGATACACTCATGTCAAACGATAAGTTTGCAGAGTTATTGAAGGAACTGGGGGTGAACCCGCCGACCAAGACTAGCCCCCGCACTCAGAAACTTACTTGGGCGTTTGCTAAAACAGATGAAGAGTTTAAGGAACTACTGGAACATCCAGACCCAAGGGTACAAGCATTGGTATCTGCAAGACTTGGGACCAAGACGACCCTTGAAGAGACACGAACACAAAGATTTATTGATATTGGGACTCGTGGTTCTATGCCTGTGCCTCTCCGCTATTACGCTGCTCACACTGGCAGATGGGGTGGAGACGACAAAATCAACTTACAAAACCTACCGTCCAGAGGCACTAATGGTAACAAACTCAAACTATCAATCTGCGCCCCAGAAGAACATGTAATTATCGACTCGGACTCAAGCCAGATTGAAGCACGGGTATTGGCGTGGCTTGCAGGACAGGATGACTTGGTCGATGCGTTCGCTAATGGCGAAGACGTTTATAGGATTATGGCGTCCAGCATATACAACAAACCCGTAGAAGAAGTTTCCAAGGACGAACGGTTCGTAGGCAAGACCACTATTCTTGGTGCAGGGTACGGCATGGGCGCAGCGAAGTTCCAAGCCCAACTCAAAAACTTTGGCGTAGCCATAGAACTGGAAGAAGCGCAAAGAATTATTAGTGTTTATAGGCAGACCTATCCACATATCCCCGCACTGTGGAAGCAAGCACAAACTTGTCTTGGTTCAATAGTTACTAAATCGTTTAGTACTTTGGGACGCAAGGGCGTTCTTGAGTTTGACCCCGAGCAATCTGGATTCCTACTGCCTAACGGTCTGTGGCAACGGTACGATGGTCTAGCCAAGGTAGTAGACGCAGACGGTAAAGAACAGTATCAGTACCCGACTCGCAAGGGCACGGTCAAGATATACGGCGGGAAAGTTATTGAGAACCTGTGCCAAGCACTCGCACGCTGCATCATTGCGGAGCAACTTGTAAAAATAAGTAAGCACTATAGGGTAGTGCTAACCGTGCATGATGCCGTGGCCTGTATTGCCAAGCAGACAGAAGCGGAAAAGGTTAAGATGTATGTCGAGGCTTGCATGCGAGAAGCACCCTCGTGGGCCATTGGTCTGCCGCTGAATTGCGAGGCGGGGGTAGGCAAGCGGTACGGAGAATGCTAAGTGGCAAAGTATACGTGGTCGTACAGTAACCTTAATCTGTTCCTCCAATGTCCGCACAAGTACTATCGGCTGCGCATAAAGAAAGATATAAAGGAACCTGATAGCGAGCACCTGCTGTATGGCAACATGGTGCACAAGGCGTTTGAAGAATATGTACGTGACGACACACCGCTACCTGAAAAGTTTTCTAGCTACAAGGTACAACTAGACCCGCTCAGGGCTATTGAAGGGACTAGATACTGCGAGTACAAGATGGGCCTGCGTGAGGACTTGCACCCGTGTGAGTTCTTTGACCCATTAGTATGGTGGCGTGGTATTGCTGACTTGCTGATTATCAATGGCGAGAAGGCGTACCTTGTGGACTACAAGACCGGCAAGAGCAGTAAGTATGCAGATAACAAGCAGTTGGAGATTTTGTCTCTGGCAGTGTTCAAGCACTTCCCAGAGGTGAAGAAGGTCAAGGCCGGTCTGTTGTTCGTAGTGCCAGAAGAATTTATCAAGTCAGACTTTCATAGCGACCAACAGCATGTGTATTGGATGAAGTGGCTTGAAGATACGAAGCGGTTAGAAACCGCTATCGAGAAAGACGTTTGGAATCAGAAACCTAACTTTACGTGTAGGGCACACTGCCCTGTTCTTGATTGTCCGCATAATGGGAGAAACTAGTGAGCAAAGATGTTGGTTTGTGGGGTAAGTTTTCGGAATTAGAAAAATCTTTGGAAGTTTTTGCAAAGCATACGGACCGTGAATATGCTTTATTTTCTGGAATGGTCTTATCAATATATAAAAAGTCTCAGAAATTTTATTTCCCGAGAGAAAGACAAATACTTGAGGGGAAAAAATTTGATGATTCTGTCGCAGAATTGGTGCGTTTGCCATACCCAGTTATTTCGGTGCTATCAGAAACACATATAGAAGCATCAGAACTAGGAGTATCGGAGGGCATACCCACGAAATCTATGACCTTAGTTTGCGACTTAGAATATTTTGGGCAACTTTTGAAACTAAACCATGCAGAAAGTTTGCCGGCTAATACATTAGTTTATTTTAGTATGGCTGAAATACCCAAAGAATTCTCTCAGTTTCCAGCAGAATGGGTTTTATACCCTATGGTGTACTTTATGTCCTATGTGCCCGATAAAGGATTTGAATTAAGAGGCCATCCGGGTATTTCAAACATAGGTGCTGACCGCGACAGAATACTAGCGGACGGTGAAAACGATTTGAATACTGTCATAAACGTATGCACAGTATTGAACTTACATAACGCACATGAAGAAGCAGAAAAAGCCCCCGCTGCACTAAACAAGGCAAGAATTAAAAAGGGTAAGTCGGGGTTGTACGACTACAAGATTCTTGTTGTTGATGGAGAACGGTGGGATGGACGACATTCTGCTTCACATTCTTCGCATGATGGTGTAAGGTCACACTTTAGAAGGGGCCACATTCGTAGGCTCGAAACAGGCAAATCAGTCTGGGTTCGGTCTACTATTGTTCAAGGCTCCCGAGAAGGCTTTGTAGAAAAATCTTATTCGCTAGAATCTAAAAATGCCCTACACCAAGTCCCCCCGTCCGTATAAGCACGAATATGAAATGCAGAAGGAGCGTGGGGAACATGCTGACCGTATGGAACGACAACGTGCGCGTAGGAAGATGGACAAGAAGGGTGTTGACCGTAAGGGCAAAGACATCGACCACGTGAAGATGTTGAGTAAGGGCGGTAGCAACTCAGATGGTGTAAGATTGGTTTCCCCTTCTAAGAATCGTGCGCGTAACGGCCACAAGAAGGGCGAGAAGAAGTAAGTAGTACCCGCAGTACCGTTGTAAAGATATTTGGAGCCACTCGAAATACCGAGTTGGCTCTGTAGGCTATTGAGGAAAAGATGCAAATAATTGATAACAAGGGGCTTTTGCTGCGGTTGAAGAACCCAGAGAAGGTCACTGCTGTAATTCCCAAAAGCAAGATTCTTGATGATGGTTCGTTGTTGGTTAAGTGGGGTTTGGAGGAAGCGCAAGTATTGAAGAACTTGCGTATCAAGAATGTACCGTCACCCATAGAAGCACAATACGATTGGCCCGGCCTGTACAAGCCTTTTGCACACCAAAAGAAAACCGCTGCATTTCTGACGCTGCACCGTAAGGCGTTCTGTTTCAATGAACAAGGCACCGGTAAAACGTCTAGCGTCATATGGGCTGCGGATTACTTGATGACCATTGGGCAAATCAAACGGGTACTAGTCATCTGTCCGCTATCAATCATGCAGTCGGCATGGCAGAACGACTTGTTTAAGTTTGCAATGCACAGAACTTGCTCTGTAGCTCACAGTTACTCACGAGAAAAAAGAATAGAAGCAATCAACAGTGACGCCGAGTTCGTCATCATCAACTTCGATGGTACTGAGATTGTGTTCGATGCGCTGAACAACGCTGACTTTGACTTGATTGTTATTGACGAGTGCAATGCTCTGAAGAACCCATCTACTAAACGATGGAAGACAATAAACAGTCTTGTGAAACCGAAAACATGGTTGTGGATGCTGACCGGCACACCGGCTGCTCAGTCCCCTGTAGATGCGTATGGTCTGGCTAAGTTGGTGAATCCTAGCGGGGTTCCTAAGTTCTCCGGTGCGTTCAAAGACATGGTCATGCAGAAGATTACGCAGTTCAAGTGGATTCCTAGACCACGTGCCGAACAGGTTGTGCATCAAGTACTACAACCGGCTATTCGCTACACCAAAGAAGAATGCTTGGACTTGCCTAGCATTACATACACGACGCGTGAGGTACCACTAACTTCACAGCAAAAGAAGTACTACAAGTTGATAAAGCAGCAGATGATGGCTGTGGCGGCAGGGGAAGAGATTACGGCGGTCAACGCAGCAGCAACTCTTAATAAACTTTTGCAGTTATCAGGGGGCGCAGTCTATTCCGATACTGGAGAAATCATTGCCTTCGATGCAAAAAATCGTTTAGAGGCGCTAAAAGAAGTTATTGAAGAAGCATCCCATAAGGTCTTAGTGTTTGTTGCATACACTCACGCAATCCACATCATTAAAGAAGAACTGACCAAGGCGGGTATAACGAACGAGGTCATCAACGGGCAAGTACCGGCTACCAAACGCAACGATATCTTTAACAAGTTCCAATCAGACCGTGAACCACAAGTTCTTATTATTCAGCCGCAGTCGGCTGCTCATGGAGTGACACTTACCGCTGCAAACGTGGTTGTGTGGTGGGGGCCAATCACTTCATGCGAGGTCTACATGCAAGCAAACGCCCGAGTGCATAGGTCAGGTCAACACAACCCCTGTACCGTGGTGCATCTGCAAGGCTCTGAAGTTGAAAAGAAAATCTACTCCATGCTACAGAACAACATTGATGTTCACTCGCGTGTGGTGGACCTTTACAAAAATTTCGAGGACGAAAGTTGACAACGTCAAGTGATGGTGCTAGACTTTAGTCGTAATTTTTAGGAGGGTGTATGGAGATTACCGCAGACCGTCTTGTGAAAGCGTATGTGAAGATTAGGGAAGAACGCAGCAAACTTGCCCAAGACTACGATGCACAAGACAGTAAGTTGAAAGAGCAGTTAGAAGCGATTGAGCATGAGTTGTTGGAAATGTGTAAGACCGTTGGTGCAGATAGTTTGCGGACCCAGCACGGTACAGTTAGCCGTAAGGTACAAAAGCGTTTTTGGACTAGCGATTGGCACTCTTTCCATAAATTTGTCAAGGAACATGACGCATTGGATTTGTTTGAGCGGCGTATCAGCCAATCGAACATGCAACAGTTCCTTGAAGAGAACCCCGATGTACTACCGCAGGGGTTAAATGTGGACAGTAAATATACTGTCTCGGTTCGTCGTAAGTAAGGAGTTATACCCAAATGTCTGATTTGACTATTTTTAGCCAGAACCTTCCTGCCCACCTGCGGACGTTGGAACTGGACGACACAACTAAGGCTCTCATGGGCGGCGGTGGTGGTAGCAAGCGCATCTCTATCAAGGGTGGCGTTTTCCGCATGGTTGTCGGTGGCGAAGAAGTTGCCCGTAACGAAGACCGTGCCATGAACGTCATCATTGTGGCGGCTGCGCCGAAGGTTTCCCGCACCTACTACGAAGGTGTTTACGAGGAAGGTGTGAAGGCTGCACCGGTTTGTTGGTCTGCTGACGGTGATAAGCCCGATGCTACCGCTAAGACCCCGCAAGCATCGTCATGCGCTAACTGCCCTCAGAACGTCAAGGGTTCGGGTCAGGGTGATTCTCGCGCTTGCCGCTACTCGCAACGTCTCGCTGTTGTGCTTGAGAACGACATCAACGGTAGCGTGTACCAACTGACCCTTCCTGCTGCATCTGTGTTCGGTAAGGGTGAGAACGGCAAGTGGCCTCTGCAAACGTATGCGCAGATGGTTGCAAGCAAGGGTGTGCCTATCACCTCGGTGGTTACTGAAATGCGTTTTGATACTAGCGCACAGTCGCCGAAACTTACCTTCAAGCCGGTGCGGTTCTTGGAAACCGATGAGTTCATGGCGGCTGTTGAGCAGGGTAAGACCTTGGATGCAGTCCGTGCTATCACCATGACGGTTGCACAATCGGACGGTATTGAGTCTGCACCGAAGGCCGAAAAGCCCAAGGCGGTAGCCGCACCGAAGCCTGTAGCCGCACCGAAGGTTGAAGAACCGGAGGAAGTGGAGGAGTCGGAACCGGAACCGGAACCGAAGAAGGTTTCCACCAAGAAGGCGCAAGAAGAACCCGCGCCGAAGGCCAAGATTAGCAGCATCCTGTCGGAGTGGGACGATGAATAAGGGACGCGGCTCTCGAAAGGAAGTGCATGACGAGATTGTTTCGTCTAATTCAACCAGTTTGGGTGTAAGCCTTGGTAAACTGTGCGTTACTAAGAACATCCCTGTGGCTGACGTAGCGGAATTCTTTGGTATTTCTAGACAGGCTGTATATCTATGGTTCAGGGGGCAGATTAGCCCCTCGAAGCGGCATACAGAAAAACTAGAGAAATTGATTTACAAGTTGTCCCAAAATTAGCAGTTTCGGGAGGGGCTAGGTTTTTATCAACAAGGGGTTGTCGATAGAGCAGCCTAGTTCCTCCCACCTACAATAAAAGTGCGATACGTACATGCGGACGAGAGAAGAGTTTTTGCGTTTTGTATTACCCACTACCGGCAACTACTGCTTGTGGGTATGTAAGGGCAAAGGCGAGAACATTCGCCAAAAGTTATACGGTAGCATTGAGGAACTGTTAGGTAAGGTAGACTATTGGGTTGGTCAACAGTACAACGTGTTTTTTGGCGTTGCTAGTTATCAGACGCTAGAGAACAGAACCCAAGAAAACTCCGAGTCCTTGAAGTCTTTCTTCTTGGACATTGATGCGGGGCCGAACAAGAAGAACGCTTACGAGACAACCGAAGACGCATTGGTTGCGTTGAAGGCATTCGTAGATAAGATTGGATTTCCCAAACCCAACATCATTAAGTCTGGGCGCGGGTTGCACGTATACTGGGTGTTTGACCGCGAGATTCCGAAAGAGGAATGGCAACCCTACGCCGAAGGCTTTAAGAAGTTGTGCGTAGATAGCGGGTTGATTATTGACCCTGCCGTACCTGCTGACTCTGCACGAGTCCTGCGTGTTCCGTATACCTTCCACGTTAAAGATGCCGCAAACCCGATTGAGGCTGTACCGCTTATTGAAGCACCAGCGGTTTCGCTTGATTTACTAAAGAGTTTAGTAACTCCGGTACAGACTGATATGTGGGCTAACCGCCCACACTTTGCCCAAATGGATGAAACCACGAAGGCACTGGCCGGTAACTTTACCCATATATTCAAGAACATACTCATCAAGAGTGTGCAAGGTGATGGATGTGCGCAACTAGCGTATATCTATGAAAAGCAAGAAGAAATTCCTGAGCCGTTGTGGAGGGCGGGGCTTTCTGTTGCTATCCATTGTGAGGATGGTCTTAAGGCAATCCACAAGATTTCCAACAAGCACCCCGAATACAACAAAGAAACGACAGAGGCTAAGGCTCTTGCTACCAAAGGTCCGTACACCTGTGACACGTTTAAGAAACTAAACCCTGAGATGTGTGAGGGTTGTGCACACAGGATAACTTCACCAATCCTTCTGGACTCGACCATGAAGGAAGCCGACCCAGATGCGGTAATTAAGCAGTACGACCCGCAAACCGAAGAGGTAGTGGAGTACCCCGTACCAGAGTTGCCGTTCCCGTACTTCAGAGGCGCACATGGTGGCATTTATAGAAAACCGATGCCTAGAGAAACGGATGACGGCGAAGAAGAATTAGAACCCATGCTTATCTGTAGTCGGGACTTCTACGTAGTGCAGCGTATCCATGACCCTGAGTTTGGTGAGAGTGTGTTGTTGCGTCTGCACCTTCCGAAAGATGGGGTCCGTGAATTTCTAGCGCCACTGGCAGATGTGCTATCTAAAGACAAATTCAAAAGCATAATTGGCAAAAACGGTATAGCCGCACGAGACAAACAGGTAAACGAAATTATGGGTTACGTAACTAGGTGTGTTGAGCATTTGCAAAACACCGTCAAGTCTGCTGTTGGTAAGACTCAGATGGGATGGCAGGGCAACAATACATCCTTTGTTATCGGAGATAGAGAAGTCTTCCATGACAAGATTGAGTATAGTCCGCCGAGCAGTCCGATTCTTGGTCTGGTGCCTAAGTTTAAGAAGGCCGGTAGTTTCCATGAGTGGAAGGACGTAATCAATAGTTACCGCGACCCTGAGTATGTACAACGTGCATATGTTTTCTTCCATGCGTTCGGTACGCCCCTTATGCGGTTTATGAAGAACACAAAAGGTTTCGTTGTCTGCGCATATGGTAAGGGGTCTGGTACGGGCAAGACCACGGTGCTTCAGGCAGTTGCTAGTGCGTATGGCGACCCAGACTTGCTGCTGATGAACGCAGAATCAACACCCAACTCTGTGGCTAACCGGCTAGGCACTCTGCAAAACATGCCTGTGACGTTGGATGAAATTACGGAACTAGATGCGCTTACCAAAGCAAAGATGATTTACTCATCCACGTACGGCATTGGTAAAGAACGTATGGAGGCTGGCAGAAACGTAGAGCGGGTGAACAACATCACTTGGCAGAGTTGCATGCTGACTTCATCTAACATGGCAGTAGACCAAGAAATCCTATCCATCAAGTCTGCACCCGAAGGCATTCTTAACCGCTTACTTTGCTTGAAGGCATACGACGATAAGAAGACCGACCCTACCGTGGCACGTAACAACTTCAACCGCCTGTTCAAAAACTACGGACACGCGATGGAGATTTACATGCAGTATGTGGTAGCCAATCTTCCAGAAGTTATCGCGCTGCTAGATTCGGTGCAGGAAAGATTGGAAGCCGCCGCTCAGATTCTTAGCACGGAACGGTTCTGGGGTAACGATGCCGCAGTGACAATCACGGGTGGGATTATTGCCAAGCGTTTGGGAATTCACGATATTCCGATTTCCCCGGTGTTCAGATACATCGTAGAAGAAATTAAAACAAAACGGGCAGAGAAGAAGAACTTCATTATGGATGACGAAGACATCCTGTCCAGTTACATGTACGACAACATTAACCGCATGGTCATTGCAAATGGCATGTCTGGAAGGACCGGAATTGATGCTGCTGCAATCTTGTCCCCGAGGGGTAATGACCTAGTCATGCGCTTTGAACCGGATACAAAACTTCTTTTTGTTTCTGTATCTGACCTTCGTGTGTACTGCACCAAGAAGTCATTCAACTTGGTCGAGGCTCTTATGCCGCACGAGAAGAGTAAGTGTTTAGTGGGTATGAAGCACAAGCGGCTCGGTTCTGGTACTCAATACGCAACCCTACCGGCTATTCGTGCCTATTGCTTCGACGTTAACAAACTCTCTAACTTTAATGAAGATGCACTAAGGGCAAATGCTGCGGGTATTGAACCTACCAGTGACGATTGATTGGACTAACTTTGTTGTTGACTCATCCATCTTTATACCCTGCCTAAACAGGGCAGAGGTCGAGAAATACTTGATGGAGCAAGCGCAACGCATAGGATTCTCTATTGTCACAAAACGAGTGATACATAGAGGCCGGTATGGTGTACGTGCGTGGCGAACTAAATGAATCCGGCGTGGTAGCCGCCTAATGCTACCCCTCTCCGTGTAGTACTTAACCCCGCCTTCGGGCGGGGTCTTTTTTAGTCTTCAGCCGAACCGTACTCTTCCTCAAGCCTGCGTTTCAGTGCAGGATTCAGTCGCACCCCGTCTTCCATTTCAGCCTCGCGCTGCTTGTGTCCTCGGAACGAGCGTTCAATAGTGGACTGCTCAATACGCACGTTCTTCTCAGGGTTCTTTTGGTTGAAGTCGTTAATAGACTCCCGAATCTCTCTGACCCCATCCAAGTCCCCGTCTTGCCGTGCAGCATAGAGTTTATCTAGCAGACTGGTGCGGCGTTCCAAAATTTTCTTCTCGACAGCCTTCTTAGCACCGGCACGTGCATATGCTTCAGCCAAGTCAGCAGGGGTAAAGCCAGCAATCTGCATGACTACGTTGTAAGCATTTACATCCTGCACGATGGGTACGCCG